TGGTAAGCTTTGGGATACGTTAGCATAAGGTACTGATACACTTGGTAAGTTATATGCCTGTGATATTGGTAACTTATATCTGTTTGGGTCGTTAATTGACGCTAAAGCAGCAAACCCACCCAACGCCTGTGATGATATTAAAGATAATGATTGAATGTCTTCACTTGCATTTCCCGCAATACTATAATATTGTTCCCAAGTTGGTATATAATATTGAGGGCTTGAGAAATAAGTCAAAAATCCTGATGGTACCGTGTCTGTCGGTGTTAATTGTGGTGTACTTGTGTTGTCTGTGGTTATATCTGATTTACAATCGCATGTTTGACAATCAGGATATGTTATCATAGGAAGCCTTATTGTATAATCTTTCTTTTCACAATTTAAGTTTTTACAAAAATTAAGTTTTCTAATTAAAGGTAACGAGCATAATTGACAAATAACAACAAAAAATAAATTATAGAGGAATATTAATAAGTGAGCAATAAGGATAATTGGTAGCGTCACTACTTGTAACACCGTAAATAATATTGAAAATACGAAGAATATTAAATCAAAATTCCTAAATCCGTCATTGACAGGAAACTTATTAATTGTTGATTCACAATCTTGACTATCAATTTCTTTAATACCTATAAATCGACCTCTAGCCCCCTTTTTATATTCATCAATTAATGATGACGGAGTATAAACTTTGTTAAATTCAAACTGATAGAACGTATCTTCACAATCTATTGCCTCGTTTAATTTATCGTAATAATCGGAACCAATAAATCCATCAGTATATCCACTCCACTCTAATCCAAAGTAATAAGAACTGGCCAATTTTTTCTGTGTTGTTGCATCCCCAAATAGTGGGTCGAAAGTTGAGCCTGTCCAACCATATTCTTTAATATTTGGTAATAGATAATACGGTCTTCTTGTCTGTTCAGACAATTTTGTTGGTTGTTGCCACTTAACTTTAAATCTATATTTTGCTTTAGTGGGAATTCCAATTGTTGGGTCGTATGATAGCACTTTTTCACCAAACTCATTGGTGATATAGTAATCCAAATTCATTGGTAGTTCAGTTAACCAAGCACCTGAACCATCAATAATATTACCCGACTGTTCTAATTGATATTGTTCTAAAACAGGATTGCCGTCACTATCTTGATTGATTGTTTGCCTTATTGCCAATATTTGACCTGGACCTGTAGTCAATTGACACAAGTTACCCATATTATCTCGTGGTCTACAATTTTTCCTAACTCTTAAAGAATCGGGTGTTGAATAAATTGAACCCATAAAAACTGCAGTCGGTTGGATATCAACATTTGCACTGTCCCTTAAATCAAAATCAACACGATTAATTGCTATGTCACATAATTCAGGGTCTCCCCAAAGAGGTGAAACTTCAACATTTTTCGTAACATTAATAATTTGTGGTAATGAATTTAAATCGTTCGAACTTCTAAACCTATTCCCCGCAACTTGAGCCTCGGTCGCAAGACCCATTCTAATTAAATCTTGTGGACTTAAAGAAAATTCACCAATATCGGACAAATCAACATCCATAACTAATGTATGGTCACCTTGCGGAACACCCATAATCATATAATCACCACTATCATTGGTTTTTACCGTATACTTATAATATTTGTCGTAAATTTCTACAGCAGTAGAACCTGTTAAATTATCTAATCTTGATGGCAGGGTTCCTGTTGCAGCGTGAGCAGAATAAGATTTTTCGTATGGAAGTAGATTGTATCTATACCCATCTTCATTTATATCACTTGGTGATTTATAAGGATAGATACTTGATATGATTGGATTTGATTCGTCAACCGAATCTATTGGTATGAATATTGAAACTCTTGCATTTGGTAATCCAAATCCGTTATTTGCGGTAACTCTACCAACAACAACACCATACTCGGCACAACTTTTAATATATACGTCTTCTTGTTGGAGTTTTAACGATAAAATCTCCAAAAATTCAAACTCTTGGTCAAGTTGGATATTAATTGTTTTATTAATACCTAACTCGGTTCTTATTCTATATGATTGACCCATTAATTTCCTTTAGTTAATAAATAGTTTATGTGGAATTTTTAAAGTCCCGCATACCAAATAATAAACTAAAGAAAAATAAAATAAACTTGTTATGAGAAAGTAATGGATTGGAAATTCTTGACAGAAACTCTGATGTCTTTGTTTGGATATCTTATCTGATAAACTTGTGAGGGTTGAGCAAAAATTGTATCATCAATAGGACCAATTAATTTTGTTTCAGGATTTGAATACTCCATTGAGGTTTCAGCTGACGAGTATTGTCCCCCTACTTCATTAAACACATCTATGTTTGAAACTGTTAAAACTCCATTTGTGTTTTGTATTAAACTTCTTAGTTCAGAAAGATAAACATTCTGACCTAATTGTCTTGTTTGAGGATTTAAATATGCTGACACTTTATCAACCACACTTGCAATTACTTGTCCTGAATTCTGAGCAGAATCCAACACAATTGAAATATCCATACTCAAGTCAATAACTTCGGCACTGAAAATTGAAATATAATCATTCATCATCCTATAATTTGACAAATAATTTGCAATATTCTGTTTCAGTGTGTTTGAAACAATGTTGGTCAACTTACCTGAAGTGTCGTAAGACAATATTTGAATTAGGATTTTATTGTCGTTTTCAGTAATTGAAACTTTAGCTGGTGCTCCGAATTGAGCTGGCATGTTTCTAATTAATGATTCATAATCTTGAACTGTTACCGCCCTTTTTTGAGCCGCAAAGTTAAATGAAACATAATTTCTAATTTCTTCTAATGATGGTAACCCCGCACCACCAACCGCTGCGGTTACGTTAACACATCTTAATGAATTAACAACTGATGAGTTTGTTGTCTCAGATGGCCCATTAACAAAAAACGATACTGTACCGAGTGAATTAATCACATTTGTACCTAAGTTTGTTGCAAGTCCACCACCAACTCTATACTGAATAAAGAGTGTTGAGTTTGGTGTTAAAGTGGAACCCAATGAAAGGTTATTTGAATATTTTTGTAACTCTAAAGTGGTTCCTAATGTTGTAAATTGGTTCAATTGGTCTTGAGCCGTGTTGGTTCCCCCACCGAAAGTCATCTTTTTAAAACCTTCAGGAGTGTATTCTGTTATAAATCTGTTTTGAGTCTGAATGTATTTACCAACTTTAATACCTGGTTGGTCTGAAACTTTTGTTGGGTCTTCAATAAAAACCCTATCTTCCGCCAATGCATCAACTTCATACCATCTATTATCCAAACCTAAAAATTCTGCAACTGATGGAGTATTCGTATAACTTGTACCGTTTTTTAATAAAACACTTGTAATACCTAATACATTTTTTTCGGGTAAAAACAATTCAAAGAAAGGTTTAACGTCATTAGCACCAATTACTTTTTTGAATACTTTAGTAATACCATTAACAACAACTTCTCTTTTTGTAATTGTGTAGTTAATTAATACGTTATTAGCATTAAAGTTTGGTATTTTCAATCTATTAGGGAAACCTTGAGCGTTGTATGGTGACGCAAAGTCAATATCATATACGTTTTCAAAAACAATACCCGCACCAACAACCTGAGACCCTCTTGATAATGTTCCAAGATATCTTTCATCTTCTTTATCTCCAAACGCAGGAACTGTAATTGAAAAGTCAACTAAAGCAACTGATGGTCTTTGTCCTGGTAATTTTAAACCATACGTTCTTGCAATGTTATATATTGAAGACCTTTGTTGTGCATATTGTAATACAGTTTCTTGGATACTTCTATCTATGTTGTAGTGTAAGTTGTCCGCAACCGCGGCGTTTAAATCAAGGAAAACTGAGAAAACTGAAGCATCGTTAAAATCCTGAATTAAATCAGGATAGTAAGTTCTGGCATAGTTTAAGAGTTCAGTTCTAATTGACTGATAATCCCTACTTGAATATGATATTCTGTTATTTGCCATTTATATTAAATATTGATAATTACGAAATCACTTTGACCAAAAGTTGAACCGTTGGTTGAGTAATCTAATCTTATTTTTGCGGTGTATTCTGATGTACCTTTACCAGGAAATCTATAGATTGAAGATTCACTTGTTCCAACAGTATTTTGACCTGTTGCAATATCGGCCTCTTCTTGTGGGTCAGCTGGAGTTATAGTTAAACTATTAACCAATAAGTTTGGCATAAAGTTTTCAATCGCATCTCTAATATCAGATTCTATTGCATTGAAGGTTAGTCCATCAAATGGTTCAAAAAGAAATTCATATAATCTTGTACCGAATTGTGGTAAAAAATATCTCGACCCTTTTCTTGTCAATAACAAATGAATTAGGTCGGCCTTTATTTCTTGAGCCTGTAATTCTGTTAGCTCTAAATAATCTCCTCTTCTAGAATCTCTAAAAGGAAAATTAATACCATATGTTATTCCATTAGCCATTATCAATAAATATAGTATTATTCTTTTTTTAGTGTAGCACACCCTTTCTGATGTTTTGGTTCGTAT